TAAATCAACTAACTGCAAAAATAAGTAGTGTAAATGGTGCAATAACACAATTAAATACAAGAATGGTTGGTGTTTCAAAACCAACTAATGATGCTACTCAATCTCTTATAAACTTTTCAAGAATTGCTCAAGATGCTCCTTATGGTATTTTAGGTATTGCGAATAACTTAAACCCAATGTTGGAGTCATTCCAACAATTAGCTAAAACTGAAGGCGGAACAAAAAAGGCATTAGATGCTATGCTAAATGGACTTTCTGGTCCAGCTGGTATTGGTGTTGCATTAGGTTTAGTTTCATCTTTAGCAGTAGTATTTAGAAAAGAAATTACGGAAGCATTTGAAGGTCCAGCTGAAAAGTTAAAAGATTTAAGAGAAGAATTAAAGAAACTTAATGATGAAATATATAAGATTGCTGGTTCTGCACAAGCAAGTCAAACATTAGGTACGCAATTAGTTGGTCGTATTACTAATGTAAATTTAGATATAACACAAAGAGAAAATGCGTTTAGAAAATTTAAAGATTTATATAGTCAAAATAAAGAAATAAAGGATTTAGAAATAAAAGACTTAAAAACTTTTAATGCTCAATATTTACAATCTTTAAATAATAAGGCGGCAGTACAACAATTAGAGGTAAGCAAAGAACAAAACTATGTTGATGCTTTAAGTGCTGCAAACTCAAAATATAAAAAATTAGTTGAAGATAGAGAAAATAAAAAGAAAAATACTCTTGCAACTACTAAGCAATTAGAATCTGGTACAACAACAGAAATGCTTCGTTCTGCTATTGATGCAGAATTTGTAAAACCATTAAAAGATGCACAAGTAGAAATTAATAATGCAAGAGCATCATTATCAAGAACATTAGATGTAACTACTTTATTTGATAATTCTGAAACAAAGAAGCCTAAAACTTCTCCAATTGTAAACTATGCAAGAGAAGAAAATAAGCAACTTAATTTAGAGTTAGCAAAGATGAAGGCTCTTAGGGAAAAAATGAAAAAAATAGGTTTAGAGCCTTTAGATACATTTGAATTAGAATCAGAAAAAAGTGTAAAAGATGATAAAAGAAAATCATTCTTTGAAAAACAAGCTAAGGATTTATTAGAACAATCTAATAAAAGTGGATTTGGTGCATATATGCAAGGTTTATTTAAAAAAGATAAAAGTGCTATTGATGCAGATGAAGCGGAAAAAAAGAGAATTGATGATTTAAGAAAGTCATATACAAATTTTGCAGATACAATCTCTGGTAGTGTAACAAATTCATTAATGGGAATGTATGAAGCTATGCAAACTGGTCAAAAGCCATTAGAAGCCATTGGGGATATGTTTGCTAATATAGGTAAACAAATAGCTGCTGCCGTTATTCAAGCATTAATATTCCAAGCTATATTAGAAGCCTTCCCAGCATTGAAAGGTCTTTTTGCTGCCACAGGTGCGTTAAGTTCTGCATTTGGTGCTGCAAGAAATTTAGCACCAACTAATTTAGGTCAAACTAAACCAACCTCGTTTAATACAGGGAATATGACAAATAGTGTTAATTCTAATGGTCAATTTGTATTAAGAGGACAAGACTTAGTTTTAGCAATGCAAAGGTCTAATTCTTCATTAAATATAATTAGGGGTTAATGGCATACGAAATAAAATATAGAATCACGGCAGCAACAAAATCAGATGTTACAAGTGTAGTAAATATTTATGAGGATGGTTACGATGGAGAGATAATAGAATATCCTTGTATTAATTTACAAATACAATATGTACCACGTTCAGATGATACTTTTGAGCCTATTTATGTAAGTACTTTAAGTGTTGCAATTGATGTTACTGATGATGTGGCAAATATGCCAGACTTTACAACATTGAATGATAGAAAGTATTTTGTTAGAGTTTTGAGTGGTGCTAATATAGATTGGCAAGGATGGATACTAAGCGACAATGTTCAATATGTTTTTTCAACAGGTCGAAAACAATTAGCTTTTAATGCTATTGATGGATTAGGTTTATTAGAAAGAATACCTTTTTTTATAACTGATGATACAACATTAGTTGATATCTTTACGGCTATATTTTACATAAAGACTGCTTTGTTAAACTTAGAATATCCTTTAGATTATGATATTGTAAGTGGTGTAAGTTTTTACGCTGATGGAATGGATAATAGAACGGATGACCCAGCTGCGGACACATTAGGTCAATCATATATAAATTATGCAACATTTGTTAATGATAATCAACAAGCAATAAATTGTCTTGAAGTATTAACATATATTGTAAGGTCATTTGGTTCAAGATTGTTTCAAGCAAAAGGAAACTTTTATATAGTTCCTTTAACTCAATTTGCACAAGAATCTTATTATGTTACTATTTACAATAGTAATGGAACAGTATTTGATGATGCAATCTATGAATCAACAGGAAATATTGAAGGATTTACTTCAAACACAAGCGGTTTATATTTTGTAGATAATAGTCAATTTAAGTTAATTAAAAAGGGTTTTAATAAGATTAGATTTGATAAAGTAATTGAATATCCGAGTAACTACATTACTAACTGGGATTTAAAGAATTACGAATTTGTAAGTCCATTAGTAAGTAATGCATTTTCTTGGGATGAGGAAAGATTTGTTGATGGAATAATTTATGTAAAGTCATATCCAGAAAAAAGATATAATTCTTTTATTATGCAGTATTCTATTTCAAGTCCATATACTGCATTGGTTAGACCAATAAATTTACCAAAAGTAAACACAAGTGATGTATTAAAGTTAACTATGGATGTAGCTGGATTAGGAGTACCAGCAAGTGGACCAGATGCTTTATTTATTCTTAAAATATTAGTTGATGATGGAGTTAGTTCTGTATTTTTAGATAACAATAAACAATGGGTAAATACAACTTTTAATGACCATTATTATTTTTATCCATTTAGTTCAACAGACCCTAAAGTAAATTTAGAATTGATAATGCCTTTGTTACCAATAGGCGGTGATTTAACTATTGAGTTAATTTTATGCTCTACTCCAGCACCTTATTGGAAATCAACTGTTGGTTCAATTGAGGCAAGTAACTTTCAATTAACTGTTGAAACATATTTTAAGCAAGTAACAACAGAGAGTTTTATCAACGATTCAAACGAATATGTTTTAGAGATTGACCTTCCATTAGGATTTAATGATATTAATGATGGATTCTTTTCATATAGAGGATTTTTAAGCGATGCAAGTGGATTAAACTTAAAGAATTGGTACAGGCAAGAATATCTAACAGATACTTATAGAAGTTTAAGTGAGTTAGTGGTTAGGCAATATTCAAACTGCTTAAATAAAAACATTATAAACTTGGATGCTTCTTTTATGAGTATGGAAACAACTGATGGTAGATTTAGCGGTGCAATGAGAATAACGGCAAGTGATACTGACCCAGCACAAATAAGTGTAAATAATAAGAAATACATAATAGGTAATTCAACAATTGATTTACCTAATGATGTTATTACGGCTACTTTATTAGATATTAACCCAGAGAATGTAGAAACTACAATGACTACTATTTACGATAGTAATAGCTTACCAACAGAGGTTACAGGATTTGCACACTTTAGGTCTAATGGTTATGTAACTAAAGAAGCTGCTCTTGCTGCACCTTTAACAAGTAATTTAGTTTATTTAGAACAAGCTGGTGTTCCTTCTGTTGGAGATTTCTTCTATCAAAGTGAATTGTTAATTGTTGGATTTAATGGTGCAAATATTTGGTGGAAGGTTTTAGTAACAGATACTTACTTCCAAGCATACAGAATAAGTGGTGCTGGGGAAATATTAGAAACATTCGGATAATTGATTAAATTTGTAATATGGCAGCAGTAAATGGTAAAAACGTAATGCTTTATTGGCATAGAACAGATGTAGACCCAGAGGTGGATGTTGCATTTGCTTGTAGTACAAATTGTGCTTTTAATGTAAGCGTAGACCAAAAAGAGGTAACAAGCCAGTCAAGTGCTTGGTTTAGAGAATTTAAGAACGATGTAGCTACTTGGAATGTAACCTGTGATGGGTTGATTATTTTGAGTGGTTTTTCTTATTTATTTATGCTTGAAAAACAGTTATCAAGAACACCAATAGAGATTAAGTTTGTGGTGGATAACGGAGTTGATGGTTTAACAATTATTAATGGAATTTGTAATATATCAAGTTTATCAATAAATGCTCCTATGAGGGATGTGGCTACATATAACGTAAGCCTACAAGGTAGCGGTGCATACAATACAACAGGAACAGAGGTTGACCCAAGCGGTGTTATTATCGTAGGTGCTAACCCTGTTAAAACAAAAGGTTACACGGCAAGTGGTGGAGAAACTTCAATTACATTTGCTGACACAATCGGTTATGCTTGTCTTTACGTTTCAAGAGGTGGTGTGGATGCGCAAAACATTTTAACAAGCGGAGTTCCAACTGGCGATGATGTGAAGTTTGTGAGTGCGACAGGAGTTCTTACTTTTGGTAGAGCATTAGCAGCTGGGGAATATATTAGAGGATTATTTCAATAAAATATTATGAGTCAATTACAAGTAACAGGAGAAGCAAAGATTAGGGATATACAAGGTCCAGTAGTGTCTAATAGTGGTGTTATAACTGCTTTAGATGGCGATGCTTCTCAATATGTACGAGGAGATGGTACATTAGCTGACTTTCCAACATCAACAGGTGGAGGTAGTTCAGTTTCTTATTATCTTAACTCAAGTGTAAGTCAAGGTACAATCGGAGGGGTTGCTTATAGACAATTAGGTAAAACACCTATTGCTGGTGCTGGAACTGATATTGTTATATCTTCAAATGGATATGTAGCGAGTTACTTAACCGATGCTAATGACCCAGCTTTATTAGAAGTACCAGCTGGTAACTTTAATTGTGAGTTTTATTTTAGTGTAAATAACAACACAGGAAACCCTTTTGTTTATGCAGAGGTTTACAAATATGATGGAACAACTTTTACCTTAATAGGTACAAGCGTTGGAGTTCCAGAGTACATAAATCAAGGAACTGTCATAAACCCTTACTACTTTGCAGTACCAGTTGCTCAAAGTGTATTGACTGTTACAGATAGAATAGCGATTAGAATCTATGTAAACGTAGATGGTAGAACAGTTACTTTACATACCGAGAACAATCATTTGTGTCAAGTAGTTACTACTTTCTCAAAAGGATTAATCTCTTTAAATAACCTTACAAGACAAAACCAATTCTTTGCGACAGGAACAAGTGGAACGGACTTTGGGATATCTTCAAGTGTAGCTACACATACTTTTAACCTACCTGTGGCTTCGGCTACAAATACTGGTAAGTTAAGTTCAACTGATTGGAGTACGTTTAATAACAAAGTGCCTTACACAGGTGCAACTAGTAATGTTGATTTAGGAACTAATTCAATTGGAGCAAATACTTTTTTAGCATTAGGAAATGGAACATCTGGTGGGTTTATTAGTTTTACACAAACAGGAACATTAGCAGGTATTTCAACTGGAGTAGCTTCAATTGGTTCTGTTACTGCTGGTCAATTAAGTTTTTATTATGGCAATAATTTATTTGCATCTATATTTTCTAATACTTCATTATCTGCAACAAGAACATTTACCCTTCCAGACCTATCTGGTACTTTAGCACTTTTAGAAGCAGAAAATAAGTTTACACTTGTAAATAGTTTTGACCAATCTATTAATTATAAAACAGATGCGGTTTTGGTTGGTATTAGTGGTTACATATCACAAGCGTATGCAAAAAGCGGTTCTGGTGCAAGTTCTATTTTATCAATGAAGATTGCAGATGGTAGTTCAGTAAAAAATATTAGTTTAGATTTTATTGGTTCTGCCGTAACAACACCTTACTCATATTTGTTCCCAGCATTTAGTGGTACAATGGCACTTTTAGAAGGAACGCAAACATTTACAGGAGATAAATTATTCAATGGTTCAGTTGATTTTAATAATTCAGTAAATATAAATAGCGGATTATTTATTAGGAATAATGTAATTGGTTCTACTTTATATACAAGTTTTACGATAACAAAAGCATCAAGCACTCAAACTCTTAGTTACTTATTTAGTACAGCTTTTGCAAGTAATTTACTTTTTAATGATGCTGCAAATTACTCTTACACATTCCCTACTGCAAGTGGTACTATTGCATTGACATCAAACCTTAGTGCTTATGTGCCTTATACTGGAGCAACTGCTAATGTTAATTTAGGTGTTTATGATATAAGTGTTAGTGGTATAAAAGTTGAATCAAATGTTAGCGGAGGTACTGCTGTAAATATTAAACAAAATTCTTCAACTTTAATAGCTGGTGCTGGATATATTTCAATTGGAGCTAAAGACCTTGATACATTATTATTTCATTATGCTGGTGCAACTAATTCAGATTTTAAAGCAGTTAGATTAAAAACAACAAACATACCAAATACAAGTAGTAGAGTATTTGAGTTTCCTAATGCAGATGGGACTTTAGCCCTTACAAGCAATCTATCTGCTTACCTACCTTTAACAGGTGGTACACTTACTGGTGCTTTAAGTGGTACAAGTGCTACGTTTGTTAGTACTTCCGCTATAAATAATGCTGCAAGATATAATATAAGTATAGGAGATAATTCAGCAGTTGCTTCTGGTAATGGCGGTGGTATTTTATTTAGAGGTGTATTTACTGGAAGTACACTTGTTGATGCTGCTGCAATTAGTTCATATAAATTAAATGGAACGGATGGTGATTATGCTTATGGATTGAGTTTTATAACAAGAGCTAATGGTGGTGATTTAACTTCAAGACTTGTAATTACACCTTCTGGCAATGTTGGAATCGGAACGAGTAGTCCTTTAAATAAACTTGACATAGTTCAGGTGGGAAGCAATAATGCTGTTGCTGGTGTTGGATTAAAAGTTGTTAGTGATGCTGGTAATCCTGCAAGTATAGCTTTATCACAAACAGGTAGAGGAACTGTAACTATTGGTATGGCAGCCGCAGGTGCAGCACCTGCTGATTTTGTACTTGGTACTGATGTTACTGGTAATATTATTTTTAAGCAAGGATTAACTGGTACTTATGGAACTGATTTAACAACAGGAAACGAACGAATGAGAATCACATCGGGGGGTGAAGTATGTATAAATCAAACATCAGTAGAAGGTCAATTAACTGTAAATGCTTTATCAAGAAATGTAACTGCAATTAGATTAAAAGCAGATACAGGTTCGGCTGCTATTTCAATAAGTGGAACTGGTTCTATAAGAGTAGACTATCCAGGTGTTGGTGCTGGTAGATTAGAATTAAATGATGCTGGAACTTTATTTTTAAGACAATATGGAAATGGTACTGTATCAATAGTATCTGGACAAGTTATTTCAACTTCTAATATTAATTTAAAAAATGATGATGGTGGAATAGATAATGCTTTAAGTAAAGTATTAAAATTAAATCCTCGTTATTTTTATTGGAAAGAAGATAGTGGAATTGACTCTAATGAAAGACAATTAGGATTTTATGCTCAAGAGGTTAAAGAAGCATTAGGAGAAGAAGTAGCAAATGACAATGGTAATGGGAAGTGGGGTGTTAGCGATAGAGGTATAATTGCAATGTTGACTAAAGCAATGCAAGAACAACAAGCACAAATAGAAGAATTATCTAATAAAATAGTAGCTTTGGAATCAAAATAAACACTATGAAAACAGCAATGCAAGAATTAAATGAAATTGATTGTGAAATTTATGAAGGTAGATTATTAATGGCAGCATTAGCAGTAATTACTACTGAATGCAGAACTAATAAAACTCCTTATGAAGTTATTGATGAGTTAGATAAATTGTCAGTACATATGTTTAGAGGGGAAGAATACTACGACAAAACCTATAACCAAAACAAATAACCTATGAAAGAATTAATTAAAAATAAATAATATGAAATACTGGTTTATAAATCAAATGGAAAGTTTGCCAACAGATGGCGATTTAAAGGATTTTGTTATAAATGTTCATTGGAATCGTAACGCTAAAGAAACAATTAACGGAGTAGAATACTTTGCTTCGGTATATGGTAGCCAATCCTTCTCAAAGGATGATGTTTCTAACTTTATCTTTTACGAGGACTTAACCTATGACATCGTATGTGGTTGGTTGGATGCTTCTTTAGATGTAGAGGCTTTAGACCTTAATTTAGATGCTCAAATAGAGAATCAAGTTAACCCACCGATTGTAATTTTGCCACTACCATTCACGAATCCGTAATTTAATTGAATATTTAACTATATTTGTATATAAAATAAAAACTATGATTACATTAAACGAACAACAAATCAAGGAATTAGAAGCGTTTATCAACACTATCCCAACTGCTTATGGTTTACCATTATTGCAGTTCTTAGGTAAGTTAAACGCAGAACAAAATCCACCACAAGAAACAAAAGAAGACTAATGGTACATAATAGCAATCAATCGGACTTATTAACTATTCTTAGCGGAACAACCGCATTTATTGGTGTTGTAAATGTTCAACCAGTAGTTAGTCTCATAGCGAGTTTGATTGCTATTATTTCAGGTGTTTTTGCCATTCGTTATTACATCAAGGCAGCTAAAAGATTTAAGTAATGTATAAGAATATTGTAATAGCAATTTTGGTTATTATAGTATTTCTTTTCATTAAGGATAAATCTTCATACATAGGTCAACCATCGGTTATCATAGATACCGACACAGTTTACCAACAGAAAACTTTTACTAAGTTTATCAAAGGGAAATCAATCCCTTTTGTCGTTTTAGACACAATCTACAATATTGATGAGGTTCACGATACAATTACCATCGTTAAAGACTATAACCAAGTAAAGGTTTACTCCGATACTATGCGCATAGATTCATTAGGATACGCATACATCCAAGATACAATTTCACAAAATAAGATACAAGGCAGAGGTTTTAGTGCCAATTTTAACCTACCGACTATAACAATTACCAAAGTAATTACTCCAAAGCCTAAGAAAGAGGTTTATTTGGGTGTTATAGGCGATTTAAGGGCATTTGACAATAAAGTAGGCTTAGGACTTGGTTTAGGATATAAAACGGCTAAAAACGGCTTATTTACTATAAACGCAACTACAAATCATTATTCATTGGGTTATTATATAAAATTGTTCTAAAATGGCATTACCTGTATCGTTCAAGGACTTCGCAAAGAATCCTGTTGTAGCTACTTTATTCATCGTTCTATGTGGAATATCTGCTTTGTATATTGATGTGCGTTCTACGTTTAAAGACCAAATCACAAGCCAAGCGGTTAAGGTTCAAAAGTTAGATGAAAAGGTTGACATTATGCAAGTGGCTTTAAGAAGATGTGATTCATCTTTGGCATCTGCAACGGCTAAGTTAAGCACACTTGAAAGTTTAGGTAAAATACAATCTATTAAGTAATGAAATACTTATTATTTATATTTTTAATGGGATGTACGGCATCGGCTCAAAACCAAAGCGAGGAAACAAAAGAGGACATAGAGTTCCAAAAGTTAATGAATAAGGTAACTCAAACAAACGATTTGTCGGTTCAAGTACAAGCTAAGGCAAGTAAAAAAGAAGCGGAGTTGGTACAAAAGGCGGTGGAAACTATAAAGGAATTAAAAACAGAGGTAACAACATTAAAAACGGAATTAAGTGAAGTCAAAGCAACTTTGGATAGTGTTAGTAATGATACTGGTGTCAGTTTCAAGTTACTCGCAATACCCAATAATAAGGAAAATTAAACAAGATTCGGTAGTTATAATGACCATTGAGCAAGGCAAAGAAATAAACGCTTTGTATTTGGGTTATAACAAGATAATAGATTCATTAAAAATTAAAACAAGATATTATGATTCAGCAATTAATCAAATTAGTAAAAAGCAAGATACAATCAACATTTACAGATATCATATCCAAAATATTAAACCAACCACAGGAATCGACCAAGAGTTCAAAGAAGCCTTCGAGAAAGAAAAAGGCATAAATAGGTTATGGACTTTAATATTGTTTATGGCATTAGTACTAATTAAAACAGAATAAAAATGAAATGGATTGCAAATTTATTATCGGATGAAAGAGGGTCAATAAGCACTAAAAGAGTAATCGCTTTAATGAGTGCTTTGTTTTTATGTATCACTTTATTGGCTAATTCTTTTAGTCATTTAGAAGTAGCACCCAGCGACAAACTTGTTGATGCAGTTATGGCTATATGTATAGCAGCAATGGGTTCAAGCACTATTGACAAATTCTCAATCAAGAAAGATGCCGAATAACGAAAAACGAGCATTAATTATTGGCTTTATCTTTTGGATAATAGCTTTAACTTATTTTATTTATAAATTATGAAACTATCAGCACACTTAGATTTAAGCGAGGTTATTCGTAGCGAATCAGCAAAGAGAAACGGAATTAGCAATATGCCTATTGCATTACACATTGAGAACTTTAAACTATTAGCCGAGAAAGTATTCGAGCCTATTAGATTACATTTTGGATGCCCTATCCATATTTCAAGCGGTTATAGAAGCGCAGAATTAAATAGATGCGTTGGTGGCTCATCAACAAGTCAGCATTGCACAGGAGAGGCAATAGATATTGATATGGATGGTTCTACAAGTGGTGTAACCAACAAAATGGTATTTGATTACATTAAAGACAATTTAGTTTTTGACCAGCTTATATATGAGTTTGGCGATAGCAAGAATCCAGATTGGGTTCACGTTTCTTATGAGTCAACAGGTAAACAAAGAAAGCAAGTATTAAAGGCAATAAGGGTTAATGGTAAAACAACATACCAAAACTACTAATATGATTTCCAAAAAAGCTATTGAACTAATTATCAAACACGAGGTCGGAGGTAGAGCCGTTTATGAACGTAGATATCAAAAGCCTATCTTAACTGAAAGCGGAGTTGTTATCGGAATAGGTTACAATTTGAGTGAGGTTAGGGATAATCAATTCTTTAGCGATTGGGATGGCTTAAATTTAAACTTTCTTAATGCGTTAAGAAAAGTGGTAGGGATAAAAGGTGAGGCGGTTAAATCAATGATGAGAGGGGAAATTCTACAAGTTAGAATCCCATACAATTTTGCCTACGAAGTATTCGTTAATAAGTCGCTACCTAAATACTATGCTTTAACTAAGACAATTTATCCAGAGATTGATACATTAAACGAGGACACAAGAGGTGCTTTGGTTTCAATGATTTATAACAGGGGAAATAAATTAGATGGCGATAGGAGAAAGGAAATGAGAGCCATTGTTGACCTTGTGGCTAAAGCTGATTACGAAGGCATTGCGGACCAGATAGAAAGGTCTAAAAGACTCTGGGAAAATGTTGGATTGGATGGACTTGTAAAAAGGCGAGAAGAAGAAGCAGATTTGATTCTAAACTCACTAACCTAAAATAAACCTATGACAACAACAAAAAAAAAGGGCGGAAGCAAAACCACAATGAGTGGTCAGATAGTCTTGGACTATTTAGCCAAATACCCACAATGGATGCCATCTAACACTTTGGCTTCTTTGATTATGAAGGAGCAATCTGCACACTTTGACAATCAAGAAAACGTTAGATACTTGATAAGATATTACAGAGGTAAAGTCGGAGATGATAAAGCATCAAGAGGAAAGAACACACAATTTATAGAAGATTTTAAGCGTACAGGTTCACACTTTGTGCAACCACCTACTTGGGTAGAGGAGAAGGTAATTTATTGTTTGCCGATGGGAATTAAGAAGATGGGATTTATAAGCGACTTACAAGTGCCATTCCACGACCCTAAAGCAATTGATGCTTGTTTTAAATACTTGCTGGACCAAAAGATTGATTCATTATTTATCAATGGCGATTTGGTTGATTTTTATCAATTAAGTGATTTCCAGAAAGACCCAAGAGTAAGAAAGTTTGATGAAGAATATGAGGCTATTATTGAGATGCTTGGATTTATAAGAGCATCATTTCCTTTGATTCCTATTTACTACAACTTAGATGCGAATCACGAGTTTAGGTATGAAAGGTATATGAGAACAAAAGCACCAGAGTTATTAGGGTTGAATGGTAAGTTTGATATTGAAGAAATCTTGATGCTAAATACTTTTAACATCATTCCGATTAAGAACATAGACCACGTTAAGTTTGGCAAATTACCTATCATTCACGGAGATACTACATTTAGAAGGGGTAGCGGTGTAAACCCAGCTAAAACGCTTTACGATAGAGTTAAGCAGTCTGCAATAGCTTCTCACGTTCATCAAGTACAATCTTATACAACCAAGAATCAATTTGATGAGGAGGTATTTACTTGCTGGACCACAGGACACCTTATGCATCCAAACGTAGAATATTGTAAGCACGTTGATAATTACTCACAAGGGTTTGCGATATTAGAAAAAGATGTTGAAGGTTACTACTCGGTACAAAACAAAAGAATCTATAAAAACAAAATTTTCTAATATGAGATACCCTAAAAACTTTGCAAAATTGACACCAATACAACAAGAGCAATGGTTAGTTACAAAACTAATTGAACTCCACAACTTAGAGCAAGAGATTAAGTTAACCTTAGGCAAGATAAGAGGTGGCGAGAAACTTATATTTAAAGAAATAGATAGACCAGACTTAGCTTTAATGAAAGATGAAGATTAAAGTTATATATCGCAAATTAGGTAGGGAACAAGCACACGGCATTGCTGAAAGTGATGGTGTTGTGTATATTGACTCACGACTAAAGGGCAAGAAGCAGCTTGAAATCCTGTTGCACGAGTGCTTACATATCCTCAACCCAATGGATGATGAAGAAGCCATTATAGAGAAAAGCGTAACTTTATGTAAGGTTCTTTGGCAGCAAGGTTACCGAATGGTAGACAATTCTAACGATACACCATTGCAAGATGGTTCTAAATAGTTGTTGGTTCATAGTTCCCCAGTCCTAAAAAGCTGGGGTTTTTTATATATCTTTGTCGTTCATATTGGAGAACTTAGGTTTAACCCCCATTTAGTCTTATTTGGGGGTTTTTT